GGCGAAACGACCGCGAGATTCAATCAGTTAGTCATCGCCCAAATGAATCAACTATTTAGCCCTTCGAGTGAGGGGCTCAAGGTGCATCCATGTGGGCGAGCGGCAAGGACTTCGCGGCGCAACGCGGCGTACACCCGAGTCGGGTGTCGCAGTGGAAGCGCCAGGGGCGGCTCGTCCTCAACGCGGACGGGCGGATAGACGTCGAGGCATCGCACGCCAAGCTGAACGCTTCGCTCGACAAAGCGAAGGGCGAGCGGCGAGACGGGAATATCACATCGAGCGCGCCGGCGCCCGCGGTCGGTGTAACCGGCGAACTCAATGCGGCGGGCGGCAACGGCAAGGCGCAGGACGAGCAGGTCGTCAGCCCGAAGGATGACTCGGGCTACTGGCAGCACAAGGCGCGGCGAGAGAAGGCGGAGGCCGAGCTCGCCGAGCTCAAGGCGCTGCAGGCCGCCGGTGCGCTCGTTTCAGCCGCAGGCGTGAAACGTGAAAGGGCCGAGACTGCGCGCAAGGTGAGGAACGCGATGCTCGCGATCCCGGACCGGATCGCGCCGGTCGTGGATCCGGCGAATCCCGCACGGGCGCACAAGCTCATGACCGACGAAATTCAGAAGGGCCTGCGTGAACTCAGCACTGAACTGGAGGAACGAGCAGCCGCTGCTGCCCGGGTTGACGAACCCGCAGAAGCTGTGCTGTAGCGCCTTCGCCGCGGGCCTGGCGCTGGATCCGGAGCGCCCGGTCAGCCAGTGGGCGGACGAGCACCGGATACTGAGCAAGACGAGCTCGGCCGAGCCGGGCCGGTGGCGGACGGATCGGACGCCCTACCTGCGCGAGATCATGGACGTGCTCTCGCCGACGGACCCGACGCAGAACGTCGTGCTGCAGAAGCCGACGCAAATCGGCGGCACGGAGTGCGGTAACAACTGGATCGGCTCGATCATCGACCAGGGCCTGGGCCCGACGATGATCGTGCTGCCGACCTCGAACGCGGCGAAGAAGTCCTCGCGCACGCGGATCGGCCCGATGATCCAGGACACGCCGAACCTGCGCGAGAAGGTGCGCGAGGCGAAATCGCGGGACAGCGGCAACACGATTCTGCTCAAGGAATTCGACGGCGGCGTTCTGATCCTCGCCGGCGCGAACTCGGCCACCGAGCTGAAGTCGAGCCCGGTGCGGAATCTCTTTCTCGACGAAACGGAGGAATATCCGGCCGACGTCGACGGCCAGGGCGACCCGGAGGAGCTCGCCGAGAAGCGCACCGACACCTTCGCGCGGCGGAAGAAATTCCGCTGTTCGACGCCGACGATCAGCGGCGGACGTATCGACGTCGCCTACAAGGCGAGTGATCAGCGAAAGTTCTTCGTGCCGTGCCCGCACTGCGCGCACGACCAGGTCCTGCGCTTCGAGCAGCTGCGCTGGGAGACGCGCAAGGTCTTTGAAGTCACGCACACCGGCACCGGCGAAGTGACCGAGGTCCTGGCGGACGCGCCAGGAGCAGTCGAGCGCGACACCGGCGAGTTGATCGACGTGCACTACGAGTGCGAGGCCTGCAAGGCGCGCATCGATGAGCACGTCAAGCCCGAGCTCATCGCCGGCGGCAAGTGGATCGCGACGAACCCGGGCCCGGACCGCGCGGCCGGCTTCAAGTTGAACGCGCTCTACTCGCCGCTCGGCTGGTTCTCCTGGCGCGCGATCGTTCTGAAGTGGCTCGCGGCGCAGCGCGACCCGAGCGGCACCAAGCTCAAGACGTTCTGGAACACGATCCTCGGCGAGGCCTACGACGAGGCCGGTGAATCGATCGAGCCGCATTTTCTGAAAGCGCGCGTCGAGCCGTGGCGCATGGGCGGGGTCATCCCGGCGAAGTGTCTGCTGCTCACCGCCGGCGTAGACATTCAGCACAACCGCATCGAGGCCTACGTCTGGGGCTGGGGCCGCGATCTCGAATCGTGGTTGATCGACCGGCACGTGATCTTCGGCTCTCCGGCACTGGAGACGACCTGGCAGGCGCTCGAGGACCTGCTGGCGAAAGGCTACCCGCACGCCGGTGGCGCGAGCCTGCGCATCACCGCGATGGCGGTCGACTCGAGCGACGGCGTCACGACGCACTTCGTCCGCGTATTCGCGCGCAAGTGGTCGCACACCCGGCGCGTTGTGGCGGTAAAAGGACAAGCCGTAGCAGGAAAAGCGGTAATCGGGCGCCCATCGAAGCAGGACGTCAACCATCGCGGCGACATCATCAAGGGCGGCGTCGAGATCTGGCAATACGGCGCCGACACCGCGAAGGGTGCGCTGTATGCGCGGCTGAAGATCGAGCCGCCGAAAGTGGGCGAATCGATCGACTGGGCGGCAGTTCAGGCCGGCGGGATCCCGGGCTACGTGCATTTACCGGGCGGGCTGCCGGACGAAGTGTTTGACCAACTCACCGCCGAGAAGCGCGTCACGCGCTACCTGCGCGGGCAGCCGCGAATCGAGTGGGTGCTGGAGAAGGGCCGGCGGAACGAAGCGCTCGACTGCGCCGGTATGGCCGACGCCGCGGCGGAATACGCCGGCCGCGCGCGTCTCAACTGGGACCGCATCGAGCAGATGGTCAATCCCGGGCAGCGCGATCTGCTGGTGGAAGCGGGCAAAGCTGGCGAGCCAGGCACCGAAGCGCCGCCGGCCGCTGACGTCGAGACGTCTGCACCGCCGGCTGCCGCGCGAGCGGACAGGGCGCAACCGCCGCGGCGGGGCGGGTTTGTGAAGAACTGGTGAACGGGGGAGCAATGGATCAGCCGGTCGAGAAAAAGGAAATCGTCTACCCGAGCTCCAACCGCATCGGGAAATTCAATGTGAGCTACGAGATCCTGGAGGACGGATCGGCACGGCCGATGCTGCAGGCGCTGTTCGGCCTGTGCGTCGTGCTGGAGGTCGAGGAGCACGAATCGGGCCGCGGCAAGCTGTATTTTGCCGCGAGCGATCTCTTCCAGCCGCTCGCCGAGAACGAGGAAGTGCCCGAGTACCGCATCGAGTTCGCGTGCGGCATGCCGTTTCCCAACCCGGAGCACGAGCAGAGACGGCTGAACAGCGGGGCGTTCGGTTTCGTCGCGGTGAGGCAGATCATCGTGCGGGTGCCGGCCGCGACCTTCATGACGCAAGGCAAGTCCCCCCACCCACTACATTGACGGAGACAACGATGAGCGAAGCGAAAGAGCTGCCGCCCCTGTTCGAGGGCGCAACGCACCGCCTGGCCGGGAGCGGCGAGCCGGTGAAGGCGATCCAGTGGAAGAAGGACGGCGATCACCCGAAGGTCGAGCGCTACCCGATCGAGCGGCGTGACTACAAGGGGCTGCTGACAGCGGGACCGAAGGAGAAGTATGGGTGCCGCTTCGGCGAGTGGATCATCGAGGACGCGCGAGGACGGCTGTGGGTGGAGTCGAGCCAGGCGCTGCCTGCGCGATATGAGCCGGTCTCCGGAGGCGGAGCACCGAGTGTCGCGGCGATGTTGTTGCTGGCGGCAACGATCCTCCTCGGTTTCCTGTTCGGCGCGCCGTCGGACCTCCCGCTCATCTTCGGGGTTACCCATTTAATGTTCTACTCGTCGCTCCTCGGCCAGTGGAATGGGCTGGCGAACGGGGTGTTCGACCTCGATACCGACACGATCAAAGTGTCCGCGCACACCAACACCTACGCGCCGAATCAGGATACGCACGATTTCTTCGACGACCTGACGAACGAGGTCACCGGCACCAATTACACGGCGGGCGGCGCGACGCTCGGCTCGGTCACGGTGACGCGGGCGACGGGCACGGTGACGTTCGACGCGGCGGACGTGGTGTGGACGCAGAGCGGCGCGGGCTTTTCGACCGCGCGCAAGTTCGTGGTCTACAAGTCGACCGGCTCGGGTCCGACGTCGCGGCTCTTCAGCGTCGTGACGGCTGACGCGGACGTCGGCAACGTCACGGGCGACCTCACGATTGCCTGGAACGCGAGCGGGATCGCGACCTGGTCGACGACGTGATCGCGGCGCCGGGGTTCTACCGGGCGTCGTAGTGAAGGAGGAGTGCCGACATGGAACCAGTGCTGAAGATATATCTGGACGCAAAGGGGAAAGTGTCCGTCGAAGGCACGATCGAGGACGACTGCATCAACCTGCAAGTCCTTCTGAAGTGCGCGGAAGCTGTCTCTGCTCGGATGGCAGCCAGCAGAAACGGTGTTATCCACAGCGACCTGCAAGGGGCGCTCGGTCTTACTGACCCAAGGAGAAATTAATGAGCAGGCAGTACTTCGCAGATATCAACGCCGACACCCCGATCGCCAACCTCACGGCGGTCACGGCGACCACCGAGACCGGGCTGTGGGTCGTCCCTCAATACACGCCGATCAACGCCTACGAGGCGCGCGCCGGGAAATGGTGGAAGTTGACCGCCGGCGGAATCATGTCCTTCGCCGCGACCGGCACGCTCGTCATCACGCCGCGCGTCGGAACGACGACGGGCGGCATCTCGCTGGGACCGAACGTCGTCGCGGTGACGACGCCGGGCGCGACGACCGCGCACCCGTGGACGATGGAGTTCAACCTGACGTGCCGCACGCTCGGCGCGGCGGGCAACAACTCGACCTTCGTCGGCACGGGCTTCTTCATCACCGGCACGCCGGGCGCGGCGAACGGAGCGGTTGCGGTTTCGTTCGGCGGCACGTCGGCCTCGGCGGACTACACCGTGGCGACCGGGCTTTTCATCGGCTGGACGCTTTCGGTGGCGGGCACGGTGACGCCGATGTACATCCACTGGCAGAGCATGAATTGATGAGCAAAGGCGGTGAGCGGGGGCAGGGCAAGCCGGGCAGCCCGATCCCGCTTGGATTCGGACGAGGGCTGACAACCGGTGTTTCAGACTTCGCCACCCCGAACCACGACGCGATCAAGTGGCGCAACTACGCCGTTAGCGGCATCACGAAAGACTCAACCGGCGCGGTGATCGGCAACTGCACGGTGGACGTGTTCGAGAACTGCTCGATGCGCCGGTTCGTGGCGAGCACCGTATCGGATGCGAACGGCAACTATTCGGTGATGGTCAACGGCCCCGACACCGGCATGACGTTCAAGGTGGTCGCCTACAAGGCGGACGCGCCTGATCTCGCCGGCACCACGGTCAACACGCTGATTGGGGTGGAGCTGTAGGGCATGG